CAGGTGTTTTTCCATTACCGGCTGGTTGTGTTGAGCTTGCTCCCCCTGAAAAGTGGCCCGACGACCAATGGCCACGTTGGAATGGCTTCAAGTGGGAACTGATCCAAAAGCCTGAAGTTCAGCAGGTATCATCACCAGAAGAAAAATTGGCGGAGTTTTTGGCACAAAACCCAGATGTCATGTCTTTAATTAAAGCCAAATAGTTGGGAATTGTATAAACCTAGTTTCACAATTTCCAAAACTTAACACTGCCTTAAACTAATGCAAGCCTGTCTATTGAATTAAAACCTCCAATAACAGGCTTTTTTTATGGCAGATTATCACCACGGTCTGCGTGTCTTAGAAATTAATGAAGGCACACGACCAATCCGAACCATTGCAACTGCTGTTCAAGGCTTAGTTGCGACTGCAGAAGATGCAGATCCACTTGTATTCCCATTGGATACACCAGTACTACTCACCAACATTCAAGCTGCAGTGGCCAAAGCGGGCACACAAGGCACCTTAAAAACCGCACTGCAGGCCATGGCCAATCAAACCAATTCACTGTGTGTCGTGGTTCGTGTGGCAACAGCTGAAGAAGAAGCTGCACAGACTGCCAATGTTGTCGGTACCGTAACGGCTCAAGGTAAATACACCGGCTTAAAAGCATTACTCACAGCCAAAACCAAGTTAGGTGTTCAGCCACGTATCATTGGTGCACCTGGTCTGGATACTCAGCCAGTGGCTACGGAACTTGCTGCCATCGCACCGAAACTTCGTGCCTTTGCTTATGCCTATGCATGGGGATGTCAAACCAAAGAAGAAGTCGTGGCGTATCGTGACGCATTCGCTTCACGTGAACTGATGATCATCTGGCCAAACTTTGTGGCATTCAATGTCGATACAGCACAAACCGAAACTGTTCCAGCAGTGGCATGTGCCATGGGCTTACGTGCCAAGATCGACAATGAAATTGGCTGGCACAAAACATTATCCAACGTTGCTGTTCAAGGTGTCACTGGTATTGATGCCGATGTCACTTGGGATCTACAAGACCCTGCAACAGATGCTGGTTATCTCAACAGCAATCAAATCACCACGCTGATTCAACAAGATGGCTTCCGTTTCTGGGGCTCACGTACTTGTTCAGACGATCCTTTATTCCCATTCGAGAACTACACACGTACTGCACAAATCATGGCAGATACGATTGCTGAAGCACATATGTGGGCAATCGATAAACCAATGCACCCTTCATTGGTCACAGACATGATCGAAGGGATCAAGTCAAAACAGCGTGAATTGACGCGCCTTGGTTATCTCATGGGTGGTGATTCTTGGTATGACCCTGAATCAAACAGCAAAGAAACGCTGAAAGATGGTCAGCTCAATATTGACTATGACTATACACCAGTGCCACCGCTTGAAGATCTTCGTTTCCGTCAGCGCATTACAGACAGCTATTTGGCTGATTTCGCTGCTTCGATTACAGCATAAGGAATTAACGCATGGGATTACCTAGCAAACTCAAGAACATGAACCTTTTCAATGAAGGTGAAAGTTATTTAGGTGAAATCAAAACCGTGGTTTTACCAAAATTAGGTCGTAAAACTGAAGATTACCGTGGTGGCGGTATGAATGGCACAGTCAAAACAGACATGGGTATGTCTGATGATGGCTTGGTGCTTGAATCCACATTCGGTGGTTTAGACCTGCTCACATTACGCCAGTACGGTATGGAAAAGATCGATGGCGTGTACATGCGTTTTACTGGTGCTTATCAGCGTGATGACACTGGTGAAGTCGATGCAGTCGAAGTCGTGGTTCGTGGTCGTCATGAAGAAATTGATGGCGGTGATTCTGAACCAGGTGAAGACACTGAACATAAAGTCGTGACCAACTGTGTTTATTACAAATTGACTGTAAACGGCAAAGTTGAGATCGAAATTGACATTCTAGGCTTCAAAGAAGTGATTGACGGTGTTGATCGCTTAGCGAAGCAACGTAACGCACTAGGCATTTAAGTTTTCCTACCCTTGCATGAACAACGTTTTGTGCAAGGTTTTTTTAATTCAGCAACACTTTTCAGGAATATCGCATGAATACTCAAGATCAAGAATTAAATACGCAACTCATTCAGAACCCGAATCAAGAAATCGTTCAACTTGAACAGCCGATTCAATTTGGTAACGCCACCATTACAGAAATCACCATTCGCAAACCCAACGTGAAAGCACTTAGCGGTGTCAGCCTGCAGGCGATTTACCAGCACGATGTAAACGCATTAATCAAAGTTTTACCACGTGTCACCACACCAGCATTAACAGCACAGCAAGTGCTTGAACTTGATCCAGTCGACTTTGCACAGCTCGGAGGTCACTTGGTCACTTTTTTGTACCCGAAGGATCTGCAGAAAGCGATCAAAGAGGAACAGCAATAAAACTGGTCGATGAAGTAGATGAAGCAATTGCAAATATTGCCTGCATCTTCCATTGGCCACCCAGCGCATACGATGACATGGACATTATCGAATTAAGTAAATGGCATCACCTTGCGCTGAAGCGTCACCAAACCAACGTGTAAACGAGTCCACCAATGTCAAAACTAAAATTAGAAGTCCTATTCAACGCTACTGATAAAGTATCTGGACCCATCAAAACAATCATTGGTGGCTCAAAATCTATGGCAGCTGCCTTAAAAAAAACCAATACAGAATTAAAAGATTTAGAGTCACAGCAACGTAAGATTTCAGGCTTTCGTCAACTCACCTCTCAGTCAGAAAAAACAGCACAGTCACTGGCCAAAAATAAACAGACCATTGCTGAATTAAAGCAAGCCTTAAAAATTAATCCTGAAGCACAGGAAACTGTGACTGCTTTGGCACGTGCTGAAGCTGCACATAAACGACTGATGGCAGTACAAAAAAGCCAACGTACAGAACTGACTGGCATGGCACAGGAGTTCAACAAAGCTGGCATTCA